TTGAAATTGCTGTAAACAAAGAAACAATAAAAACAATGCCTCTATATATTTCAAACTTAATTTCTTAATTTCCGATTAACATTAAGGTTAATAAGAAATATCGGCTTTTAATACGAAAAGATTTAATGAAATTATTGTTTCTTTGTTTACAGTATATATAAGTAATTAATTTTGAGCACTTTAGGCATAAACAATGACTTGTTTATATTGTTTCTGTTGTTTACCGCTTTATGAAGTATTTTGCACACAGCCATATAACTACTAAAACTATGGCAGCTATTAGGTATTCACCCATATTAATTTTTATCTTTTGCCATTTAGTAAGTTGAGCTTCTACAGGATACACGACCTGGATTGTATCAGTCTTTTCGCGCCAAAGAGTATCATGTTTTTCTATATATTTATATAGATATTTGTATTTACTCAAATATACAGTATCGCCTTTGTGCTCCACATATATAGAGTCTCTATGATATATACTATCAATTTTGATTTGTGAAATATACGTAGTATCTCTTTTAATTGTCTCTACAGGTACATATTGAATTGACTTACAGCCATATAACATAATGGCTAAAAGTATAAGCACAATTATTCTCGTTAATTCTCGCATAATCTTTGAGTTTTATTTGTTATTATTCATATTTAATATAAAAACCATTCTCGAAATAATTTCTTATATGCGAGAATGGCTTTAATCAGTTTTAGAGGTCTTTATACTCATGTTTTGCATCAAAGCTGGGACAAGCCTTTGCAGCAAATTCTCTGTGTCCATGAATAGTAGCATTTGGGTATTTTACCTTTAAGCTTTTCAGCAATTCGAGTAAAGATTGCTTTTGAGCCTCAGTGCGTGTATCTTTAGGAGTTTTACCGTCTTTAGCAACGCCTCCTACATAGCATACTCCTATAGAATTTGCATTTTGACCTGAGCAGTGGGCTCCAACTACACTTTCATCTCTGCCTTTATGAACAGAGCCATCGAGCTCAACCACATAATGATAACCAATATCTTTCCAGTGATTACCATTAACGTGCCAATCCCTGATAGTTTCAGTTTTAACGTCTCTACCTTCAGGCGTTGCTGAGCAATGCACTATAAGCTTATTAATTTTTCTCATTTTTCTTTATTGTTAAAAGATACTTGTTTTACTATTTTATTAAAGACTTCGTGGCCTTGTTCAGTAGTAGCTGCTTGAATAATCTGCTTAATCATATCTGGAACATCTCCGGCATGTGCTTTTCTTCTTTTACTATTTTCTAATACAGATTTGCCTTCTATACAAAGTATTGCTAAAGCACAAAGCATAGTTGCAAATGGCAGTATATAAAATGATAGTAAGCTTCCTAAAGCATCTACCATAAATGCAAACATGAGAACTCTAGCATAATCGCCTATTTTTACAACAGTACGCCTAAAGCCATGAGACATAAGCTTTTCGCCTAAAATCTTTGCTGTTAATGTACCACTCCAAAAATCAACGATACACGCTATAGTAGAGAAAATCCAGCATATAACTATTATTATCACTCTAACAGTTATAAAGAACATAAGAGCTTCTAGGTCTTTCGCTTCAATCAGTTCTAGCATAGCATTTTTCTCGTTATATTATAAAACATGTTTCTTATAATCTCACCAACTAGATAACTGGCACTTTCGCTATAAGGACTGAAATTCAACGTTTTAGCAATATGCTTTTCAATGTGGTCTACTTCATGAGCAAAGCTATTGAAAAATTCCCAAATATCAGTAGTTTTTGATACTACTATTGCACTGCGTTTATATTTAGGATTGCTATAAGCTATTCCTATATTACGCCTATTTGAGTATAAAATTTCTTTAGCCCTATTCAAAAACCGTTTACTACATTTTAAGCTATACAACTCATCTATTATTTCTTCTGCGTCATTGGCATCTGTCATTATAAAGTACGATATGTGCCAATTAGCATAGTTTTCAAGATAGAATTTTCCTGCTATCATAGAATTTCTTCCCAATCTACAGCTATACCTCTGGATGTCATTTTAGCATCCCATTCACGCATTATTTCTCCATCGCCTGCATCTACGTCGTCAACTACGTCTTTTACGTACAAAGCTAAATGTTGCTCATCAGTAATACTACTTTTAAGCAAATCAGCTTTTCCCATGTTAGCAACATACACATAGTCATAGTCTACGTTATTTTCTAGAGTCACGCCATATTTTGCAAGCATAGAGTCAACTTGGTCTTTTGTAAGAGGCTCTATTTTCTCTGTCTTACCAGTAGAAGCATTCTTTTTGCGCATTAAACTTACTGCAAAATCACACGCCTTTTTGTTAAAATGCCATCCATGAAATCGAAGGTATTTTCTCATTTCCGTTGGTATGTCATCATACATATCAAGCGGTAATCTTTTTCTTGCTGCCATATTATTAAAGTTTTTTAAGTAAAAGAGGCCGTACTCAACAAGCACGGCCTCAGTTGAAATTAGTTATTAGTAGCGGCGTCCTCGACCGTATCTACGACGACCATATCTACCAGTGCCAGGTACACCCCGGCGCTCATTGTAGTCTTCATCGTCGTCATCGTCGTCATCGCGGTAACCACCTGTGCCACTGCCATTACCACCGCTGCCACCGTAGCGCTCATCAAATTCTTCTGACTCAAGAATTTCATCTTCGATAAATTCCATGAGCTTCTTTGCGCCTCTATGCACTTTTTCTGCGCATTCATAAAGCTTATCAGCTTGGCGCTCTTTGATTTTAATTATCGTAGGCATATTTTCTACAAAATTACATGTTTAACTTTTCTTTACAGGGCTTCCCAATTGCTCTAATAAAGAGGCCATCATACCTTTCATTTCGGATTGTGACTTGTAAAGTTCTTTTAGCTGTGTTTTTAACTCACTGTTTTCCTTCTCAAGTCTTTGCCTTTCTGCTATTTCAGGATTTAGCATGACCATTATATTCTTGCAGCTTTCGATAATCTGCCTATGAGCGTTAATAACATCATCTGCAATAGCGACTTCGCTATTATGCATATATGCTGCTACTTCTGCATTTACAGCATCTCTGTTACAAGATACAAATAATCCATTACCACAATCCTGAATATCAGTAGAAGGAGTTAGGCCTTCGATAGGCTGAACTTTGTCTCCTATTTTAATGGACAAATCTACGACTTGCTCTTGCTGTTGAGGTATAAAGCCGACATAAGGTTGTCCTGGAGTTGGAATTGGATATTTCTGCCGTATTTTAGGCTCGGCGATAACCTGTCCTATCTCCAATTTAGGAGAATTATCTTTATGAAAGATATAAACTGTACTGCCAGTTCTTAGATTTTGAAAAGCCATGATTTTTAATTTTTAATTACGTAGTCGCTGTTGGAAATACATACAGAGCTCCATCTTCTGAGTCGTAAATAGCTAAGAATATACCTGCTCTTGCAACATCAGCTACTGTTAAAGGAGCTCCAGTTTCATAGTTGATAGCTGCTTGATTGTTTCCATTCGTGGCAAATACTACTGGCAAAGTTGCTGTCGTTCCTGTAGGAATAGAAGGCAGTTTGAATAGTATCAATCCAACAAAAGGAGCATTAAGAAATCTATGGTTCTGAAAACTAAAGCGTACCTCTGAAGTATTAACTGTTACTGAATTTGCTTGAAGGCGTGGAATACCTTGGCTATTAGCGAGTATGTAAGGGTTAATAGGATATGACATAATAGCCTCCTTTCTCTAATTAACCCCAGCCACCATTATTGCCACAGTTATAGCCATAGGCATATGGATAGCCACCAAACGCACCGCACGCACCATAAGCTGCAGGCGATACCTGAAGAGGAATGTTAAAGCCAGTATTGACTTTTACATAATTGTCTCCACAAGGAATTACTTTAGTTTCAGGCAAATGGCACTTAATGCCTGCAATCTCTGTATTAAGAGAATTGATGCCAGCATTCAAAGGGGCTACGGCCTGGCTAATCATCTGAGCAAAAGCGGCTGATTGCTGTGCATTATTGATGATAACAGCCTGTTCAGCAATTCGACGGTCGCGCTCAGCAATTTCACGCTGCATTTCACGCATCTCAGCGGCGCGCTGACCAGCGAGAATTGACTCGGTAGACGCCTGAATAGCTTTTTCAATATTACAAGTCTGGTCACGGGTCGCATAACCAACGTCAGCGAAGCCACGCTCAACACTACGATTAACGCTATTAAGCTCTCCTTGCAATGCAATAGTCTGGTCCTTGATACCTGTTTTGATATCGCAGCAGCAATTGCAGATTTGCTGAGTAAGAGCCATATTGCCTTGTTGAATTGAGTTGATAATCTGCTGGCCAGTCATACCAACCTGATTACCTACATTGCATACCTGGCTAGCAACTTGCTGGATAGCAGCTTGTACCTGACCAACAGAGCAGTTCAAAGTGCTTGCCAGCTGGCTAATATCAACGCCATTGCGCTGAATTGCGTCCATAAGCATCTGGCGCTCTGTGCTATTATTGTTATTACCAAACAAACCATTGCCATTTCCTCCGAAGATTGCGGCGATGACAATAAGAGCGATAATGCCATCCCAGCCATTTCCAAATGAGCCATTTCTGTTTCCACACAAAGCCATTACTGCATTGGCATCAAGGCCTTTAGACTGACAAGCGGATGCAAGCATACCTGCAAGGAAGTTATTCCCACTACCTCCACTGTCCGGAACTACGATTGTCTTTTCGACATCAAAATTTCCCATAATTTTAGAAATTTTTAATTGTTAATACTTAAATTAATTATATGCAGACGCCTCTCTAGAAAAGGCTATTTTAATTACTGCTACAATTCATTAAATCCAAATCTGTTAGACAAAGACAATTTGATAATTTTTCGTATCTTAATCCTTTGTTGATCATTTAATTCTCGCCAAGCATAATTAAATGGAGTTTTTTGTATACTTATATCTGGTTTCCACTCAACTTTATCAAATGAGATGCCATACATTGGAGCAATGTATGTTTCAAATAGCGTACCACCTAACGCATAAATAGGCAATCCGTTGTCTGGATGCAAATTATCAAATGCTAAGTCTTTTGCGTCTTCTGTGTTAATGGTTGGTTCTCTTCGCAATGACCACATTGTCGCTCCTCCTGGAGACACATTATAAATACCACTTAAAGCCATGAACTTCTGCGTGTTTTCGTAATTCAATTGTTGCCATTGTTTTTGTCCATCTACAGTATTAGGATAGGGACTTAAATGGCCGTTTACTCCAGGAGTATAAGAACAATTAAAAGCAATAATTGTATCAAAGTTACAATTCCTTTTTACAATACTTACAAGTTCTGACCAATATGGCTCCCACTCTTGCTCCCATTTAATAGCTGGATACGCGCCTTGTTGAAACTCAATTATATCCCAACCTTCGTTCAGTGTATCTTTAAAATTAGCGGTAGTTTTCTCCCAATCTGAACCATTAGTTGATTTCCAACAGTCAACGGCTTCGTTGTTTTTGTACCTATCAATCCATTGATAGAAATGTGCACCACCTGTGAAAAAACCAGTAATTTCAGCATTGATGCCCGCTGATTGAATTATCTTATTCAAATACCACCATGCACACACGTTCCAAGAAGAACCGAAGCATAACATTCGTAATTTCTCAGACTTATCTCTACGCCTTATTGGCGCATTGAATATTTGAGGAATACCGCCAATATTTTGTGCTGTAGCAACAGCCCATGTGCCATTTTTTCTTACATATTCTTTATCGTCTTTTGGGGCTTCTTCAACATAGCCCTTACTGTCAATATCGTATAGTGTTCCAGTATTCTTCAATATCATTGGCTGTATATTTTGAGAGTCTTTTGAGTTTAATATTGTGCCATCAATCGCCATAAGAAGTAGTGTGTCAATCACTACATTCATATAAAATGTTGGTTCAGAACTACCGCCTAATTTTATAGCCAATCTAAAATGTTCAATTCCGCCTTTATATCGTGGGCCACGGTATTGATAATTATACGTAATACTATAAGTTTCCTCTTTGCTTTCTCTAAAATATATAATAAACCTTGCATCATTCTCCTCACCAAAACCATATCCGTTATACGCACGTAACTGAGGTTGTCTGCTATCCCACCATGACGGTTTACCATCGGGAAACTCAAACCATATATCTTTCAATGTTCTACCAATTAAACTCAGGTCTGCTGTTACATCAGATAAATTCCCATTCCCGCCAAATCTATCGAACCACGGCAATGTAGGTGGAAATTCTTGTAATTGTCTGACTTGATTTTTTACAGCGTCATCATCTTCAGACGCACCTATATTTTTCCAATTAGAAGCAGTTGTCCATGCTGATGTACTTGAACCGACAAATTGTTCAGTAACGCTTGTTGTTGCATCTGTTTTATAGGTTATAATTAATCCAAATTTTCTTATATTAGTTGGTACTGCTATTCTTGCTGTTGTCGCTGTATAGTATGAACCCGATAATGGCTTTCTGTAGTCTAAATTATATAAACTCTCCCCATCTACAATCTGTTTAATAGTATTATTCAAATGCCTAAATGAGTAAATATTATAGAAATTATTACTACCGTAAAAACAGAAAGAAATAAAACCATCTTGAGTGAATGTATAATCAATTTTCTTCTCATTTATTGTTTCAGTGACAGCTCCATTTGAATTATATATTACGCAAGCAGTTGTTCCTTCAGATGTCGGTATTTGAGAAAAATCTGCGATGAAACTATCTCCTTTAGTAATAGGCACTTTGTAATATGTAAACCAACCACCTGAATCTTTTAGTGTTCCATCAGTTTTAAGACTTTTATTTGTATTTTTAAGGTCATCAGCTAATGTTATTTCTCTACCACGTTTCTCTATTTTAGAAAACTGTTCCTGTGTCGCAAACCCAGTTACTTTTTTGGTCCATCCACCTTTCCACTCTAATATTACTGCTTCGCCATCGGCAATAGCTATACCATTAAAATTAGCATATGTTCCAGCTCTTGTAGCTAAATAGAATACATTACCATCAGGCGCACCAGGGTTTGTTGATGGTGTTGCAATTCCGGCAAATGTAGAATTTTCTCCTACAGAAGATACTATGTTATTAAGTACATTCTGAAGAAGCTGCCCAGTAATCTCCTGATTGCCATTAGTTTTTATAATTTTAGCAATTGCTGCTTTTAAATCACTCCATTTTGCCATATTTATTATTCTGTTTTAAAATCATTATTAAAGTCTCTATTAAAATTTCCTCCAGATAAACTAGGAGTATATCCACCTATATTAGCAATTACAGTATCTGTTTCAAACTCGCATTCAACAGAGGCCAAATCCCCTTGGTCTTCCCAATCTGGCTCCATACTAAATGCAGTCAAATCATAGGTCTGGAGCTTGCTTGTTATCTTTTTAGTTTCACATAACCTTACAATTCTCAGGGCATCACATAGATATTCAGGTGCTAAGAATACAAATTTATATATCTTTTTGCTTACTTGACTTTCAATAAAAGTATAGCCCATTCTATCGGTAGCTTCTTCTTCAAAATCATATTCAGGTTTACCGATTTGTGTATTCAAGTAGCACCTAAATTTGAAATTGTCAGAAAAATCTACTATACCATTTTTAAGCTCAAAGTTATATGAGTTGTAATACTCAAGAAGCAGATAATCTGAAACTCTGTTTGTTACTGTAAATAAATCTGAATATATAGTACCTAAGCCACTAATGCTAATAGCTAAATAATATAAGCCTTCATGCTTAATTTCAACTATAGGCAAAGTGCCAGGATATTTCAGCAGCTTAAATCCAGTAAATGACTTAATCCGTAAGCCATTTTCTTTTATGCTGGTTGTTATGTCAGTATATTTTCCTGTGCTGAAGTTATATAGCCTAACCCAATTCACAGACGTACCACTAGCTAAAACTACTTGAAATGGTAATAACATATTCTTATAGGTTATAAGCGGGTAAACCTGGCCAAAAGCGTAGTCTTTACGATGATTTTGCAGAGCAATATTATCGTAGAACGGTAATGGCGATATGTTATTATTCACTAACTTCATGTTGCTAATTTACAAATAAAAATCGATATAAGAAAATTTCTTAATAATTTTTAACGCACAATTTTATTGAGGCCGGTAAAGTAAATTTATCTTTGCCTGTCTAGTATTTACATTGATAGACATTTCATCTATTTTTCCATTTCCAAAAGAGGTTTTAATAAGTTCCAATTCATCTAAATCTTCTTCTGTAGGAAATTCTATGGTGTGCTTCATGCATTTTTTTATATTCCGTACGTATAGGCTATTTATAGAATTAGATTCTATACTATATGCTGGCATATCCCAAAGATAGAAATTCTGCAAGTATATCCATGATGCATACCAATTTTGTACAACTGCTTCATATTCATCTCCATTTTCATCTATAAGGCCATCTACTGTTATTATTGGTAATTCTAAATTTTGGCCATTTTTAACCGGGCATAATAGAACAAATCCGTCTTCAGAAAAGTTTGTTGGATTAAATAACATATAATCCACATCAGATGAAAACTGTCCAATGTTTATTTCTTCTGTTTTATCTTTTTGTATATAATTAGATTTCACATCAATGGTTACACCACCAAACAAATCGGTTACATCGTCCATCCATGCAAATTCGTATCGCTGATTTAGGTCTGTTTTGTCATATTCTACTTCTGATTGAAAATATGATGATAATTTTTTATTAAACTGGTCTGTAAGCTTAGTAAAATCAAGCTGAACATTGCTGTTATAAGAATATGAGCCTCCTCTCATAAAGAAACTTATATGCTCAATCTTAAACTTGTTATCTTCTATATACCAATAACACCTAAAGCAATCACGAAGCATTTTCATTATATCTTCTAACGATACTTCTGCTTTTTGCGCCGGCTGGTCATAATCACCTTTAAGTATATTGGTTTTTTGTGTAATATACACATAAAATCTTGCTAATCCTAGTGGATTAGTTGTGCCATATAAAAATTGGCTATATTCTGCAGTTGGCTCATGTGATAATGTAGGATCTATTTTCTTGAGAATAGCCTTTATGGCTGCGCCTATGGAATAGCTATCATTTAATGTATATTGTTTTCTTAGCTTTTTGTCGTAGTCACTAAACATAATATCATATACATACCATATCGAAGCATTTGCCCATGTAGATTTACATACAGGCACAGCTCTTCTATACGGTGTAGTTAATGAAAATACAGGCTTAATAAAATATCTATTTAAGTCATTCACACCGTATTGTGTAGGGTTCTCAGATGTCAATGCATAACATACTATATTATTCATATCCTTAAAGGCTATACATTTCTTGTATGCAGCTTTTTCTGTATGTATAAAATCATCTACTGGCAAATCATATGTTGGCGTGTCACCTATAGAATCTACATCACATAAAACGCGCTGATAAGTGTAATAAAGAAACAAATCAGTAAAATTGCATATATCAGACTCATCATTTACATTAACTAATTCAGAACCATATCTTATATGCTTATCATTTTCTTCATCAAAATCTCCTGATATAGTTTCGTCGAGTATATTTATAGATGTTTTTGATTTATACAGCAAAGTGCCATCAGATTTTCTTTTTAGGCATATATAATAATTTACCAAAGGAGGCCGATTGTTAGGGTCTTTTTCAAGATAACATTGATATGTACCATATTGATTATTATATACCCCGTTATACCCAGCATATACACCATTTATAGAATCATCTTTAGCGTTATATATTCTAAATTCATTAGCAGCACGTAGATAAGCAAAGTAATATTTATTTTTTAAGTCTTCATGACTATCAACAATTGTATTTACATCATCTTCCATGTATGTGCCAGCAAAAAACATAGAAAATGTGTTACTACCCCTTATATACACTTCTATAGCACTTCTTTTGTGCAGGTTTATTTTAGATATTTCAGGAGCAAGCTTTATAAGGTCATAAGTATTTTCATATTTATTCATGACCTCTGTATAGTTATCTATTGTTGTAGTTTTAAGTTCACATTTCTTTTTATCGTGGTCAAACTTGCAATCAGTCTTACTAAATTCACCTCTATAATATTCAACCCATTTTTTGGAAGTACTGTTATATTTATCTATTATAAAAACAAGTTGGTCTTCTATGTTTGATTGACTTACTATTTCATAGTCAGTGCCAAACAAATTTATTTTTCCATCTAGCGAAATACGGAAAAATTCTTGGCCACTTTCTTTTGCATATTTCTTATTAAGCTCTTTGTAATGAGGTCTTACTTCTACTTTATCACCATCATTCTTTGATATGTAGAATTTATATTTTGGAGGTATCATATCTTTTAGTTTTTAATTATACGTTTAACATTCCTATGTTGCATTATAACAGTTCCATCTGGCATAGTATAATACCTTGTTTCATTCTGCTTTCTAATACTCCGCACATCATTCTCTATTTTAGAGAGGTCAATACTATTATTAGAATTGAGAGAAATATTTAGCCTATCAGAATTACCAAATGCATTTAAATACTTATCTTCGAATGTTCCTTTGTTGAAGCTATCTATTACATCTGGTAGTATCTTACGATATTTTCTTGTTCTTTGCTTATTAATGATAGCAAGAGCCTCACCACCTTCAGCTTTCATACGGCGCTTCTTTTTATTCTCTACACCCAAATCGATGTCATTACCTGATGCATGAGAACCTCCTTCCAAGAACTCAAGACCACCTTCACCATATTCTTCTGATTGACTTGCAGTTACCTGCTTAGCTTTAACTTTCGCAACAGCAAACGAGGTCCACATCGTAGCAATAGCAGCCAATGCAAGGGCTGGGCCGACGATAGGTATTGAAGAGAATGAGCTCCATAAATTAGCAGAAGCAGTAATAAGTGAAGACGCTTGAATTACAGTATTAAGATTTTCTTGACGCTTTTGAGCAGCAGCAAGCATTTTCTGTTTTTCTTGCTGGTTTTTCTTTTCTTGTTCAAGTTCTTTTTTAGCTGTTGCTACGTTGTTAGCATATCCATTATTTCTTGCTTCTACTTCTGCATCGTAAGCGCTCTGTGCAGCTTCTACTCTTTTTTCTGCAGCTTCTACAGCTTGTTCTGCTAATTCAACTTCGGCATCCATTATAGACTGAAGTTGTTCAATTACTATATTAACTGCATCTCCAAGAGCATCTATCTGGTCATCGCTAAATCCAAGCTTTTCAAGTAAAGTACCTCCTAAACCTTTTTTGCCAATATTCATTATGAAGTTATCAAGCTCAGATAATTCACGGTCTATTCCTTTTACAGTAGATTTAGCAGCATCTATTTGAGCTTGACTCCAATCAAGTCCACCAGACTCAGCAAGTCTTATCTGTTCTTGCCATCTGGCTTTTTCTTGCTCAAGCTTAAATCGTGTTATTTCTGTTTCACTTCGCTTAACTTCATTGAATATAGCTTCATCTAAAGCCTGTTGTTCATCAAAGCCTGTCATTTGGAATGACCCTTTAGTTTGAGCTGCAGACTTATCAAACTGTGCATTTATTACAGATGTACTTACTTGCTGTTCTGCAGGTTTAGCAGCATTTTGCGCTAAAGCTAATTGCCTACGTACTTCATTTTGCTGAAGCAGCAGATTGAGTTCATCTTCACTGCCTTTTTTAACAAGTTCAAGCTGATTTTCAATATCACGCTCTCTTGCATCTAAGATTTTCTGGTCATACTCACTCCACAGTTCAAGTTTTTTCTTGTTGAGCTCAATAAGTATTTCTTCTTCAGAACGAGCTTGGTCATCTCCTGCCTCTAATAATCTCTTATTAGTATCAAGTATCAAAGCATATTCCAAATCAAGATTTTCTTCCATAAGCTTGCGCTCTTCTACCAATGAGGCTTCCATTTGAGAAGCATCGCGCGTAACTACTACATTGGTAGTTACAGTAGACTCTTGATTTTGAGCTGCTTCAATTGCTGCGCTAGTATCAGTAGGATTTATAGTATTACGCTGCGTCTGCAAAGAAGCAACTTTTTGCTCATTCTGAATTTGTTGTAACTGAAGGTCTAATGCTCGTAAATTATTAGCAATAGTCTTAGTTATAAGCTCTTGCTGCCTATCAATTTGTTTCTTTTGGTCCTCAGTAAGTTTTTTATATTTTCCATCTACATTTTTAACATATTCTTCATTAAGACGATACATCTCACGAAGCTTATTATTTTCATCCTGAACCTGGTCAGCTGCAGCTTTACGCCTTTTAGCATATTCATCTTTAAGTAATTCAGTTACACTTTCCTCGTATTCTCTTTGTATTTTTATATCATTCTGGTTTATAGTACGAGTTAAGTCGCGCGGCTCTCTTGTACGCGTTTTATGCTTTTCTTCTATACCAGCAGCTTCAAGTTGAGCTTTAGCAGCTTTTTCATATCCAGCCGCTAAGTCAAAGTATGCATCTCCTGTTTTCTCTGCAGCATCTGCTTCATCATTGAGGTCTTTAATTCTCTGTTGTCTAAAATCTTCTGCAGATACTTGGTCAGCTACCTGTAAATTAGCTGCAGATGGTCCTACGCCAAATTCATCAGTAGCTCGTAAACTAGATTGTACCCACCAGTTTTTGAATTTATCCCAACCTGATGGACCTTTACCTGCTTCTGTTTCTGCTTTATTTCTAGCAATTAAAGCTTTTTCATATTCATCTGCGGCTAACTTTTGAGCAGCAGCAGCTTTAGCTCTTAATTTAAGAGCATTGATTACAGCTTCAGTATTATCTACAAATACGTTTTCAGCATCTGTTACATTATTAACAGATACTCCAAGCTGGTCAAAATTAGATTTGTTATCTTTAATCCACTGGTCTTTTTTAGCAGTAGTTTCAAGATTTTTCCATTCCTGTTGTAGCTGTTTTAGTTTTACAATGTTATTACCGTAGCTATTATTAGTATCTTCAAGTTCTTTAGCTATATTATCAAGAGCCTCAGTTGTAGATATAACAGCATTTTTTGCTTTGAAAAGATTACCAACCCACGTTATAATCTGTTTGCCAAACATGGAAAATACGGTAAGCAGTATAACAAGCACAGTATTCCAGCTAAACAAAGCTTTAACTATTGAGCCTGTTACACTTACAGTTGCTTTACCTTCTGCTTGTAAAAGTTTATTCTGAGCACGTAATCTGTTAATTTCGTCAACTACCATAGGTATATTATTCGATATACCTAAGAAGAATGTATTAAGCGATACAGCTGCAGCAGGTAATTCTCGTACTACTTGAGAAATAGAAATACCTAAGCCGTCCCATGTTTTTTGGTAATGGCCTACAGACAATCTATAATTACCTGTTGCTTCTTGCAATTTTATCATCTGCTGATAAATTGCATTTGTCTCAGCTTCAAGCTTTTTACCAGAGTCCGCAGCTTCTCTCTCAGCTGCAGACATTTGGTTAAGCCGTATTTTATTTAGCTCATACTGTGCTGAAAGTCTATTATACGACCCTTCTGCAGAAGCAGCTATTGTTGCCTGAAGTTGAGCAACCCTGTTTGCTTCTTTTATTTGAGTTGAATACAGCTTTAATTGCTGATTTTCTTCAGATTGTGCATAGGCTAATTTCTGTTGTGCCTGAGCTATAGGGTCAATAGTAGCTTGTTGCTGCCTTCTAGAAGAAGTCAGCTCAGATATTTTTCTTTTTAATTCTGTAAGTCGCTTACCTTCATCTGATTGCAAATAAGCTAACCTTTGTTCAGCTTTTTCAACTTCGGATAAAGTTTGAATATGCGGCTTCATAGTATCATCAAGAGCCTTAATTTGATTTTTAAGGTTGATAATATCATTCAAAAGCTGTTGGCCCATTTGACTATCTGCTCTTTCTGCATCTGTAAGAGACTTATATAATGATACAGCCTCTTTTAAGTCAGATTTAAGCCTATCATAAGACGATACGGCCTGTTGCAAATAGCGCTGCTGTTCTACAGTAGTTCTATTCACATCTGCTGTTTGAGCTTTAAGCCATGCTATCTGTTTACCAGTATCTGATATAGCAAGCTTAAGCTCATTCTGTGCTCGTTCAAGCCTTGATGTAGAAGCCGTAGCTTCATCAATACTTTTACGCCCATCACTTGTAGCTCCACTAACAGACTTAAGAGCATGCACAACTCTATCTGCGCCTGCTCTTATAGCATTCACCATGACTTCATACTGCTGGTTGAGTTCTCCTAATTGCTTTACAAGCTTTTCAATAGAGTCATCCGGCTGTATTATGTCACTATATTTTATTTTATCGTCTTCAGCCATAATTATTTCCTATGTTTATTACGTTTCAAACTCTTTGCCTCGGCTTCTGCTTGAGCTTTTATATTATCGATAGCATTATAGAATTGAAGTACTGTCATCTTTCTAGCATCCATGTTTGTTTTTTGGGCTATAAGTAAACAAGTACTTTCAAATTGCTTATCATACTTAACCTCAACGGACTCACTTCCTATATATGTTTTCGGCGTATGCATGTTAAGCATCATTATATCTATAGCCTCAATTTGCTTTGAATTATCAGTATCATTTATAACTGAGTCTAATACAAGAAGTGTTCTAGCTTTAAGCTTATCATAAGCTTCTTTTTCCTTTGGATTTACAAAATCACCCGGAAAGTATATTTCTAGTTCACTTGTGACTTTTTTTTTAGCCACAAAAGAAAATCTATGACTTTAGAATGCTTAATCTCTTTAAGGTCCTGAAGTAATTTTTTAAGCCCGTCATCTGACAAATCATTAACTTCTTTTCCGTCCACACTATGTATAAGAGCAGCAAAAGCTAAATACTTCGGCGATATTTCACTGTTTACCATGTAGATATTCTGCCGCATATTTTGCAATTCCTGCAAAGCCTTTCTATTATTATTTGATTTTATATACTTTGCTATCTTTACTATATGAGCATCAATATCATCCGCATCTGACCCAATGCCTGAGTCAATAAGCAGATATTTATTGTACTTTTGAAAATTTATGATTGGCATTTCATCTATGCTATCATAAACCCGCACAATTTTCTTATTTATAAGTAGGCTTTTCATATCAAAATTCGCGTTATAGGGGTTGATATTATTGGAATAAATAAGATATTCATCTCTCTAAAGAAAATAGCGAGAATGACAGCGAGAATGAGCGACGTCCAAAAACTTAAGCAAAAATCACAATCGAATAATTGAGAAATTAGCTTAGGTGCTCTGGCGATAATGCCGTCTCTTATACCTATTTTTCCAATCAGTAATATAATAAAAGCCGAGGCTAAAGATATGTATATTAAAGCCAAAAGCAATGTTATAAAATATACCGTTGACATAATTCTCTAGTTGTTAAAGTGAACTCAATTCTAATTCCTGCATAAGGGTACATAAAGAATTGTTTATCAATATCTTGTATGCCTTCTCCTTTATAAGTATAATTGTTATATATTTTTTCTATAGAGTACCCTTTGTATATGTTTTCAAAGCGCTCGTATATATCATTGATAACAAGTTTACCTGTAGTTGTAATAATACCAGGTGTCGTCAGTACTCGTATTATTTCATCTTTAATTTCTTCAGTGTGAAGCACAGTTTCATCATCGTAGATACTGCTTAAGTCATACCAAAATATAATGGCCCCGCTGAAAGTATATTGAGGCAAAGATTGTACTACTTGAGTAATTTTCTGTGGGTCATATATATCAAACCATGAAAAGTTACCAAAGTTGTCATTGGGCAAAAGTGATACATATTCTCCATTACCGTTGTATGACGCTGGATATATGAATTTATTGCCATCAGGCCTATGCTCTACAAGCTTGTAAGCTCTTCCAAACGCATAATTAAGCCACTTAAGCTTTTCCATAAGCGATTTTTGCATATCCTGCAATATCTTATCAAGTAACACAGGATTATCCTTATATCTTATTTGTACAGAACTTTCTTTCATCGTCTTATAGCTCTTTTTAACCGTTTAACAAGCTCTTTTCTTATATGGGAGCGGATTATTCTTGTAAAGTTTTTATCTGTCAACCTGAATATCTCTTCCCCATATTTTTCAACAAGGTCTTGAGTTTTTTCATCACTCGCTGTTATATAAAATCCTTCTGAGTCAAATACTACATACATTGACTCATGAAAAGCTCCAGTGTCTCGTAAGGTAACTCGAGTTGTCGGTTGGCCTTTCCTCTTTTTGTTTTGTATAGTTTTAGGCGCATAAGGCATATAATCCATAATCTTTTCGCCTCGGCCATTGATACCTCTGCGATACAACTGGTCATCTGCTATTGCAGATACTATCACATCCTCTTTATCACGGACAATATCTTCCAATAGCATAGGCAAGCTATCTTTGAATGCTCTCAAGCGATATTCAAGATTGCGAAGTGTTGCATTATACCTTTTTACAGCCATACTATACAGTTCTATATTTTATACCATTGTTTTTGCAAGGAAGACAAACTCTGTCTATTCCTTCAGTACTAAGCTTAATTGCCTTAAATGCCATATCGAGTTGATAGCTAAGACCTGATTTTTTCATAGATGAAGAGTCGCCATCAACTTCATATAGAATATCAAGCCTAGAAGCATTTATTGAATGCCTATTTGTACGAACATTGGCATTATAGGCAAATTCACGAAGCATATCTACTGCTACTTGCTTTGCTATAATATCCTGAAACAGCATTCGCTGCTCAATTATGAAGTCTGTAATATCACAGCTTATTGTTATTTCAAGATTTAAGCCATAATTGTTATCATAAGTATATTGGTTGTTTTCAACATCCCATAAGTGTATAGGCTGTTTTGAAAAATCATTGTTAAAATCATCGTTAAAGTCATCTTGCATCCCATTTATGAGTTCTTCATTTACAAAAAATGGGTGCACTTCTATATATTTAGACCAAGCCATCCAAGCTAATAACTCTTTGCGCGAGCATGAGCCACAGGGCTCTTTAGACCAATCTTTGTCTTTTCTTATAGCTTGACTGCCTTCTGGAAGCTCAGATTGAAAATAGCACAAATACCAACTTCCTCCAGCATCATTGTCTTCACTCTGATAAGGCAGATATACATCATTAAGCGAAAACCATTCAATGCTGTTTTTACGTATCTTATTAAGCTTTATTATCTTGACTGGTGCATCCATGCTAGAATGCATAAGATATAGTGTATATTCACCAGGTTCTGTAAATTGTAAACCTATTTTATTGATTTTAGTAGTTACGCCTTTTGCTCTTATTGGCACAATTTCAAAGCCAACTAGATTTTTTTTATTCTTTACAACATCTACTAAACGGCCAGTTCCATCAAATAATGTTTTATTTTCGCATAAAGTCTTATATGTACCTTGCGCAATTTTTTCATTGCAATATCTAGCAATAGATTTCTGAATGCTAGCCTTAGTTTTGCTTTCAAGCCATTCAGAAAATGGATTGGTTTCAACCCAATACTCAGACTCAATATCAGGCTGTTTTCCAGTTGAATTCTGTAAAGCCTTATATAAAAGACTTCCATACTTTATGACATTGCCTTTAGAATATGACTTTTCTGCATTATACTCCTCAAAGGTCATGTTCTTAAAATCTGGAGCGATACAAGACATATTCTGCAGTGTCAGCAACGGATGAATTTGCTGAAAGTATAGGCCACTTTCGCTCACAGTTAAAGCATCAGATATTTTTAAGTCTGATGTGTCATAATTTTGCTCCCATCCTATTAGATGAAGCAGTTTTTCTTGTATATCTATAGCTCTAACCATAATTTTTATATATTTTATTGAAAAACAGGAGGTCACTAAGGTATTTTCCTCAGTGCCTCCTGCCAAAGCTAATAACAACTCAAAGATTTGCTATTAAGTATTATGCGCCGGCACCTGCCTCTTTAGTGTTAACCGGATTATCGGTTGAGTTCATAACTACTACCGGTTTAGCATAAACTGCATCTTCGCTAGAAACGTTAAATGCAAGAATAGGACTAGGCAAAGTAGCTCTATTACTGTTATAAGCAGTAATAAATGCTACATCAACTGCAAATCCATAGTGTTCTTTGCGAGTACGCGTCATATCAGCCGTAGCAGCTCCTGCAATAGCGTTATAGTCTCCTACAGAATCATAGAAGTATGTACCAACAGGCATGTTAATAACAGGATAAGTAGCAATACCCCACTCGTGGCCATCACCTGAAATAGTTCCGAGCAAGCAATCACGCTCATAGCGCAACAGCATTCCAAGTGAACCTGCATTCACGGCATAGCCTTGTGCATATTTACCACCAGCTGCTGCAATGTTGTTCGTCAAGTGAATAATCTTGTTGCCAAACTCATTTTGCTTGTTTACGTCGTTGTACAAACCATGTTGCTGCAACTTGCGCATGATACTCTCAACTCCAGGGTCACCGATGATATGCAGCTGGCCATAGAAGTCATTTGCCCCCATAAGCACCTCAAGGTCACCAAATACGTTCTCACGCTCTGTCCACTTCGCATTCAATGCATTAGTTGAAAAATTATACAACAGCTTGTTCTTAAGAACCTTAGTTTTATCTGCAGCCAAAATAGCCAAAGCAGCTTCATCAAGTTTCTTTGCTACAGCGTATGCATACTTCATCAACTTAGTATCAAAGTCACGCTGAATACCAATTTCATTGTTCATGTACATTGCCGGAGCAATAGTAAAGCCCCATGAATAGGTAGCAAACGTGATGTCAACAAATCGAGAAGTGTTTTCGCTATCAGCAATTGTCAAAGAGCGAGTATTACCAATAGTAACATCTGCGTCATAGTCAATTACTGGAGTTTGAAGAGTTGTACCGATAGAAGTACGGGCCTTCTCTTTCAACTCAGGGGTTAAAATACCTGTAGGGTCATTCGACTGCACCATAAAAGCATCGAGCGCGCCGTACCTACTTGCACGATACTCATACTTATCCAATCTGGAATTAGCAAGAGTGTTCTGAATACGAGTTAATACTAAGCTCATAATTTTTAATTTTATTAAGTTAAACAATTTGCTATATGGTGCATTACCCTTTTACGCCTAATAGCATTTCAAATTCTCTTCTTTTTAGGATGTGCCTTTTTATCTTATTGGCAAAGTTGCCACGTTGTTTTCATTTCTTATTTCTGTAAGCTTTTCTCCAAACTCTGAAGAGTCACGAGTTAAGCCGTTTGCAAGAAGATGAGCTTCAATTACTTTGTCTGCTTCAAGCTGAGTTCTTACTCCAGTCAAATCAAGTGTTCCTCCTTGACCGCCTCGTCCCTGAAAACCTCCTGTACCACCACCTGTTTGTTTTCGACCTGCATCGATTACATCTTTCAAAGACGTTTCCATAACAAGCTCAGAAATAGTATAAGGATTAAGATTGTTTTTCGGGTTATTAAGGATATTTCCATCAGCTCCTCTAATAACAAGTTTCTTACCTCCTTGACCATCTTCTACAAAATCAGGCGTGCCCTTTGCCAAAATTTCAGCTTTTGCTGCATTAAGCAGCGTTTTCTGAATAGGCTCAGTAATACCAGCTTTGAACTTAAGGCCTGTAGTAGCAGCTTGAAAAGCATAATCTACGTGTACATCTTTCAGTTGCTTGTTAAATTCAGCTTCTTTTGTTTTGTAATTATCTTGCTCAGTTTTAAGCTTAGATTGAAGCTGAGTAACTTGAGCTTTAGCATCTTTAAGCTGCTGAGTAAGCTCCTCATTTCCTGCATTTTTCTCGAGCTTTGTCTGCAACTCAGTTACTTTAGCATTAGCTGCATCGAGCTCTGCTTGTACTGTTTTTACAGACTCAGCTTTTATTTTATATTCACCGAGTACGCGCTTAGCGTAATCATAGCTCTTTTCACCATCTCTTTTTTTTACTCCAGTAACATTGAAAATATCAGTATCGTATTGCCCATGCAAAGCACCAATTTTAGTACCAATTACCGTATTTTCATCATTTTTTGACATTTCAGCAATTGCTGTAAGCTGGGCATCTGAAAGACCGGTTAAAGCTGAATTTTGTCGTAGCATCTCAATTGTTAACATAGCTTTGATATTTTAAGTTTTTAATTTTCTTTTGCAACAAAATCTTTTGCCTCTCCGTATGGGTCGTGCAATACTTTCATTATAGAATAACCAAGACCTTTGAAATTCTTTTTGAAAAGTTGCCACTCAGCAAATGTAAATAACTGAGTATACGGCTTGCTTTCTTCTTTTCCTGTCATAGGATTAAAACGGCGACCTTTTACAATCGACAGATGTACAAGCTTTTCAGTACCAGCTTTTGGCTCATATTCACCATTGCTAGTAGATGAAGTTTTTTCTTCGAGAACATCCTCAATGTCTACAATATAAAGAGCTGTAGCATCAAGGTCTTCTTGCATTGCTTCTGTCCACCTCTTATCTTTGCTTGATTTAAGCTTCTGGAGGTCAGCTTGATGTGCTTTAGCTGCAATATGAGCCTGCTTAAGTGCGTCAACAGTGCTATTCTGCAGTTCCTGCAGTGTCATTTTCTGTAACATACTCTAAAAGTTTATTTGTTATTATATCAATTTTTTCTCTTAATGGCCTATTTGAAGCAAACTCAATTATATTAATGTTTTCACGTTCAAATTTGTCGACTAAAGTACTAAAATTTATTTTAAGTTTTACCAATTTTTCATCTATTAACTTTTTTTCATACAGTTTTAATACTTCATCCAAGGTTTTATGTGGATAAGGCTCTAACTGTTTCAAAATCAGCATTCTCTGAAGTACCAAAGGATTATTGCGATACTCAACTTCAAGAATTTGTTGCGATATAGCATCTAATTCTGAGTTGGATGCTCCATTATCCTTTGCTTGTTTGTACTTAGAATAAAGCTCTGTTACAGTAAAAACGTAAAACTCTGTGCCCCAGTTTACAGAAGATGATATAAAAGCATTTCCATATCTGAGTTTGCAAACAGTATCTTCAATGAACTTCTGCGCTAACTCAAAATTAGTCTTGAGAGCGTTTAGCACTGAAGTCTTACTTTCAAAATTAGCAGTTACTTGCGTTTCGTTTATGGCTTCTTTTTCACTTACAGTACCTCCAGAACCAACTACAGAAATAACAATCTCATTTTTAAGTCTTGCACACTCGTTGACATTATAATCAAGCGAGTCTTTATCTATAGTAGTAATCTGAACAGGGTTACGCATATCAGTGACTCCCTCAGTTTGATTAGGTATAGGTACCTCTAAGAATGAACCAGGTCCAGCTATTCTTTTTTCACTGCAACAAGGGCATTTCTCCACGGTGCCATCGTTAAGTATCTTATACTCTCCTTTAGCATTGCGCAAAAAGCCTCCGTCGCAGTAGTCACCAGTTTCGCTATTTTCAAAATTACAGTCAGCCTCATAAGCACTATAAATAGGATATGGCGCATAAAGGTCAAGATGCTGTTTAGACAGAGCAAAAAACAAATACCAGTCCAAATTGGAAAGCTCTTTTGTAATTGGATTCTTTTTAAGGTCTTTATTTTTCTCGTTTAACTGCGTTGACCAAAAAAATCTTGCGGGACAATATCCTAAATCATGCTGAGCCTCAGAAACTAATGATTGAATTTCATTCTTTTCATTAAGCTGATAAATCCTAATGCTAGTATCATCAAATACTGCTATTCTATGCTCTGGCTGATTAAAAATAAGCCAGTTAAACAAATTCTCATCTTGCTTAGAAAGCTCATAATCAATTACAGAGTCAATTTCAAGCCAATAAAAATATGGCTCAGGCCGAGTGGAAGTTTGTACTAGCGGAAGGTCAACAACAAGTATACTGTTTGGAGATACTTGCATTCGTTTCCAAGCGGTAGTTTTCCATACTTCGGGTTCATTAAGATTACTCTTACGATACTGAGACCAATCTTCAGCAAGTTCTGAATCGGTGAATTGATATGAGCTAGATGAGTTACGGCTATAGAAAACTCTTTCGAGTTCTCTATAGACGTCCTCAACTACAGCAGGAGTTGGCAACGGGAATTTGAACAGCTGCAAGAATATGTTGAACTTATCTTTTGGAAGCAAATGCTTTACCCAATCTAAGAATATGGTAGTAGGTTGGTTAATATCAGATACAGCGATATTCGTCTCAGTATGGAACCTAAGACGACGCTGCATATTTACAGCTTTCTGAATAGTCTGACGTTTAGTCGGCTTTTGCAGAATTTGCTTTATCTGATTTAACTCTAAGGCCATTTTCTTCGTCGTAATAATAATTGCTATCTTTCGGTAACTCCCATCCGCCGTTTAAGGCTGGGCCCATATCAAGCAATCGTTCTGCGTGTTGAAGGCCGAACTCTTGCTTGATATTATGCTTAGGCACAACCAGCGTTACCGTTTGTTCTTTTTTCTTTCTTACACTCATAGCTGAAATTTTTTAAGCTCCAGCGGAAGCTACGTTAACCCAATCAGTGAGAGGATTAAAGTCCAAAGTTTCACGTTTGATAATGTAGAACTTATCACTCCAGTTAGGAACAAAAGACCAGCTAATAGCATTGCTATCAGGCTCTTCATACCCGCCAAGTGACTTATCACCTACAAAGAAGTTGTAAATAGGAATAGGCATGTACTTAGTAGGCTCATCAAGGTCATTTACCAAACAGCCAATGTTGCCATTTTCGTCGATAAGATAAACACCGATGTTTTCACACTGATACTGCTTCAACTGAGCAATAACTTTTTGGTTTTCCTGATAAATGGTGCCACTAAAAGACGTAGCTTCACGACCAATTGTAATAGGAATACCGCCAAGAACTTGGTTACCTGAACCAAATGTGCGAGCGGCACCAGGCTCAGTAGTAGGCCCTTGAATATAAGGCGACACTGTCATCTTAGTACCATCGGCTGCAGAAAACAAAGTGGCAAACGATGCTTTCTTAGTCGGGTCTGCGACAGAGTTCAACTCTCCAGCAGTCTTATAGATACGCTGGAATGCAACTTTTTGAATTTGCCCCATGCTTTCCTTACATTCTTCAATGGTAAGGTCCGCAATATGTGCGCCAAGAGGGCATCCGCAATTTAATCCCATTGTTCTTTATGTTTTTAATGTTAATACTACCGAGCAGCTACCCTTAACTAGCATCGAATTACCTGTATTGTTCAGAAATAAACTTCTTCACTGTGCAAATATACTAATAAAAATTGAAAGCTGTATACTTTTTGGCAATTTTTAACTAAGTATTTTTATCGTCTCATTCTCGCATGATTTTTCTATTTTGATTATAATATCTCAAGGACAATATCTCAAAATGATTAGAAATTACGAGAATAATGCGAGAATTTAATCTTTTAATACTTTATAGCCTCTTTTTTGAAAAAATTCAGCCATCACATAATAGCCACATTTGCTTCTACCATCAGTTATAGCTTTATCTTTCTTAGTACACCATCTCTTTATATTTCTGCTTGTAAAAAAACCGTATGGAATTATATAAGCAGCTTGCACAGCACATATTTGCTTTAACTCCATTTGGGCTTATCATCCTTTCCATATCAGTTTCTTTGATGTATTTTACGCTTTCCACCTTTCCTACTATGCATCTCCCATACGCCGGTTAAACAATCTGGAGCATCATCATGCTGGTTTCTCTTCTTATTGTCTTTACGATATGACATAAGCGCATTATAGAACTTGGGCCACTTCTTATCCCAGCCTTCAGGAAACAGAATATCATTTTGAACTTGAGCTGAGGCTGTAAATATACGTGTTTTCTTATTTTCTGATTGTGTAAATGTTCTGATAGCACACTTAAAGTTACGTAAATCAACTCGAAGTATCTTTTTGACATTTCTTGAGTAGCCTCGGCCGCCATTATTTGACTCTATCAAGCAGTCAACTGTTTGGTTTCGTGCCAATAATTCAGCTTGCTTTGGCTCTGTTACTTCCATTGGAGCATCTGTAAACATTACATCTGTCACATAAGCATATTCTGGTGTGTTTATGAAGCAAATAGAACACAAAAAGTCAGCTCCTGTGTCAGCTGTGTCAGTATAATTCCATTTTTGAAGTGCTTTATTGCCTGTTGGTAGCTCTTCTGGTCTATAAGTTCTAAACCCTTCATACATAAGACCCTCTTTTGGAGTTGGGTCTTGCATATACTGCGTATCAAACACCAACGGATTTATCTCACGCATCTTATAGAGCTCTTCAAGTGTATGCTTCATTGGCCATAAGGCATGTTCTTCACCTGTTTCAGGGTCTGTTTGTATAACTGGCATTGAAAGTACAGTCCATTCATCAGGCTCTACATCTTGCAAATAACCACACAAATCATGCTCATGTAGTCTTTGCATGATAATTATAATTGGAGTATTACGCGAGTTAGTACGGTTACGAATTGTGTTCTCAAAACGCATATTGATACGCTCGCGGACAATATCTGACTCAGCATCTTCTGGCTTAATTGGGTCATCGATTACAATCGCGCCTTGAAATATATTGGTTTTAGCATCTATCATTTTAAGCATTTCATTCGTGTGGTCATCGAAAACAAATATATCATTGCCTCCGTCCATTTTATCAATATCTGGTACTTCGTCTACTGCTCCTGCACCAAATCCAGTTACTTGGCCTTGAGTTGATACTGCATAAAGTTCTCCTCCAGCTTTAGTTTTCCATCTCTTAGCTGACCCTTTCTCAGATGCAAGAGCCGAACTTGGAAAAAGTGCCTTATAAAGCTCTTCCTGCATGATATTTCTGATTGTTTCAGAATTATCATTCACAAGTATATCTGAATAAGATAGATGCAGAAATCTGCATCGCGGGTTTAAGGCAAAGCACCATGATATAAACGACTTAATAACTAATTCTGTATTGTGTGATACGAGCCCATTGGCTATAAAATTTTTATCGCCAGATACTTCAATATGAACTAATTCATGCTTTCCTACTTCTTCTATACTAACAATTTCATCAGGATAGAAATCTTCAGCCCAATATCTCGTAAGATTATCAGGAAAAATTTCCACTAATTCTCTAAATGTATCTTCTGACATATTCCTATTTGGCCCAACTGATTTATACCCTAAATCAAAGTGTATCATTTTGTAAAGGCCTTCATTCTTTATTATAGAATACGGGTATGTGCATGTACGTTCTATTTTAGAAGGCTGTAAAATGTATTCTTTTGCTTTATCTGCTTTTCCATAAAAATTCAAATGCGGATATAATTTTTGAGAATATCTTCTTGATATTGCAACATTCCATATACCAGCTTTTTCATTTTCATAAAATCCTAAAGTTGATGGAATTTTCATAGTAGATAACAGATATTGAATATCCTCAGCAAGTCCTTTGTTTGCTAGGCCTATAGACAGCTGACCATTCTTTTTTATAGTACCATCTGTCGCTATCATCATTCCTAAAAACACATATTTTTGTCGCATAGAAGTACTAAATATTCCTAATGGGATTCTTTTAGTATAAGAGTTATTTCCAACTAATTTATGCTTTATTAAAATGTTATTTATTACGCCATTAGTTCCGCCTAATATGGTATATTGACAATCTGCGGTACAAGAATAATGCTTGACCTCGCCTCCGAGTTCATTAACAGCCTTTATAACAGCATTTACCGCTAATTTATCTATGTTAGTAAATCCTAATTTACCAGATTTTGTGCAACATCCGTCAAACAGCATCATTGATGTTAGTATAATCTCCGCGTCTGATAATGTTTCGACGCCGTCTAACTCTTTTTTTAGTGCAAATATCCTATCTCCAATTTTAAGCCTATTAGATTTTACATACCCGAACGGTGTTCTCCAAGGATGGTCAATACTGCATACAACTGACCGACCTGACCTCATAGTAATTTCATAGCAGTCTTTATATGCCGGCTCAGTAGCAATAACGCTATTAACAACTGCTCTACCATCTTTGAATGATAGCACTTTATCTCCTGGCAGTATATCAGCTATTTTTTTTCGCTCACCTGTAGCAAGCGTAATAAGGGTATCTTTACTAACGCATTTCCCGTATCTGGGAGCTATGTTGATTATAAGTCTCTTACATTTGCCATCTACTACATTCTGTAATGCCTCAAACATCCTCTTATGATGCTCTGCAACTATAAAAGAACGATGGTACTGAGCTTTGAACATTACCCGTGTATATTTTTCAAAAGATGACAACAGCTCTACCTTCAAAAGCTCTTTAGGATTTACGGTTCCGCCATTAGAGGTATCTATAGCCGATTGTTGCATCTCCTTTAATGATTTTATTGCCATATTACTTTCTATTTGATATTTTCAAATACTTAGTCCAAGCATAGTGCTTGCGTGTTTCAAGATAAGTCCAATTGTAGGCATTATTGTAAGCTTCTTCTTCAAAAGATACATCTTTATAAGCTCCATGCTGAGTTTTATGAAAAAGTCTTATAATAATATATTCAAGCCCGTACCATATATAAAAGAATATATAGAGCGTTTCTTTCATCTGAGCGGTATGGATTTGTTCATGAAGAATTGTATCTTTTGTAAGATAATCTCTTTTTGTGAATAAAATTCCAAAAAGGTTTATAGTCGAATAACCTCCAAATGGAAACCAAGATGTTTTAACTATTTTCATAATTATGTATATTTATTACTTTATTAAGTTTTCACGTATAATCAGATACGCTTCACGACTTACAGGCACATTAGGAATAATACCTGTTTGCAGCTGCTGTCCTTCTGGGAGACTTAATTGCATAGGTCCTTTGCCAAATATTCTATCCCATAATTTTTCTATAGTTTCAATGTTACCTAGCTTTTCGTCTTCAATAAGACGCTTAATTACAGTTTTTATTACAACCGGCACTTTTTTATTAGCCATTAAGGCTTGTAGCTGAGAGTTATTGCATGTTAACAAACAAGCCAATAAATTAGCCGTGTCTTGCTTTGTAAGCTGAACACTTAAATTGATATTAAGGCTAGTAAGAAGTTTTGTTATTTCAGGTCTTGATGCTCCTTGTAACTGAAGTGCTGAGCGCACAGCTGATGAATATGAGCCTTTGCCCGAGTCATGGCGTTCTGCTAACTCAGTTGCTTTAAGCGGCTCTACAGTCTGAGCCTCAAGTGCCTCAATAGCCTCAACTCGTTTTTGCTGTTCTACGATACGTTTAGCTTGAAACTCAGTTTGGCCATCTGGTATTTCTTCCACGCCGAGTTCTTCTGCCAATGATTGACGCTTTTCTTGTTTAACTTGAAGATTTTTAAGCTTCTGCTTTTCAAGATATTTAATACGAGCCAATTCTTTTGCATCTTGTTTTGATTTGATGCGCGTGGCCTCTTGTTCTACAAGCTTGGATGTATCTGGATTAGACATTCCAGGAACTATCGGCCTATCTGGCAATATATCTGCTAATTTCTGTGCTATTTTATCTGTTTTCATATTGATTATTATACTTTTGTTGTTTATCTAATATAGTTTTACTTTTTTCTTCTAGTATTGCATCTTTTTTTATTTGGTTTTGCAACTGCCTATATTCGGTCGCTTTTCTAAGGTCTGGTTCTACTGTTATTATATCATCTGTATTATTAAATCTCCATACAGAGCCGTATGCTATTCTTCGCTGGCCATTACAGCACATATATATAGCACTCGGATTGATTTTTGTAGATACTGAATTTACATATTCTCTTATAGAATCCCACTTTTTATAGAATTTATATGTATTTTCTGCTATCTTAGTATACTGATACACAGCCCTATGTGGATAACTACGTATAGTGTCTGTTCCTGATTTACGTATTGTGTCTGGTATTTCCCATTTTGCAGCGTATCCTGATATAATTGCTTTTTCTGCCACACATTTATTTAGACTATTTATTATATTATGCCCGTATGGTGCATAGGCACTATACTCATCTATCAACTCATACATTCTTGAATATACGTTTAACAAGCCATTTGGTAGCGATAAAGCATTAAAAGGAATTTCTTCTGTTGTCACTGTTATGTATTTGCTTTCTACTATGGCTTTTACAAGGTTCGGATTATTTTTGCATAACCATGAGACGTTGTGAAACGCGTTGTATATAAGCCTATCTATTTTATTCTTTACAGAAACGGCATTAGTTTCTCCTGTCCAGCCAACATAGAACTTGTTATCATATTCAAATTCTAGTATAAAATAAGCACTTACAGATTCAATATTAGAACCTTCTTGTAAGTCTACCAAGTACTTGTATTTACCTATTCGTATCATGTGTATATTTTTAATGTTTTTGCAAATATAGTCATAAAGGCTGATAAGTAAAAATTCTCGCAGACTAAAAATTAAAAATTAACATTTTTTATATTAGTGAATAATTAACATATTAATATCATACTTCACAAGTATTTAGGCATGTATCTTAATCAGTGAATAGAAAATTAGGCTTTTGTTTTTCATGTTTCTACTTCACAAAATAAAACTAATTGAAAATCAATAGTTTATTAAATTTAATTAGTGAATAGAAATTAAGGGGCATAGAAACAATCATCTTTAACTCTTCTATGAAGTCTTATACTGTTATATGTGATATATGATAAGCCTATCTATTCACATATCACTATTTCAAATCTATTTTATCTCTCCTACATATTTATTGTTTATATTGTTTATTAAAGCCTAATTTATTGAAAATCAATCAGTTATTGAGAAACTTCCCTTTGATTTTGCATGTTTATTTTGTTTCTTTGAAAATTATTTCTGGGTGTTCGCTTCTTTATTGCGAGAATGTCATTTTGTCAATTCCCTATTAAGTCTAAGGGCCTAGATAGATATTTGCGAGAATGTATGCGAGAATGAGAATTTATGAGCCTCTGGGCCTTGCTCATACTTATATATGGTTTGAATCCCAATTTGCGAGAATGATTTGAGGCCAAAAAATTTTTCTGCCTATGGACATGGCTCTATATACTATATATAGGGGCACGCCGGCACCGCGCCAGGGGCCTAACTCGCACCAACACGTTTTAACAATTGGCCTGCGAGCCTCTAAGCCGGCGTGTTAACA